GGTTAATCACCACTACCGACGCCAATCGGTTGGTGGTGAACTGTGCAGGGTTGGCGTAACCGGCTAAAAGGACCCGGCGCACCTTTCGGTGCCCCCACACAGCCCACCATAATACGAATGTGGCCGTGCTATACGCATAAAAAAACCGCTTGCGCGGTGAATGCGCCTTTTAGTAATCCGGGACGCCAATCCCGGCACTGGATTTTGCCAGTGCCCGATTACTATGGCACAAGAGGAGTGCGATGTAAATTTACCGCAAAGGTAATGATAAACGCGAAGAAATATTAAAATCAACCGTATTTGGTTGATTGCGTTTAACGCTTGATCACCTGAAAGCAAGATATTACCTTTAAGGTAATGTTATTGTGAGGAAAAGCAATGGAAGTTTTCTGGATAGTTGTTGGTGTGGTTGCGGTGATTATTTACGTTATCAACCAGAACAAGACTAAGATCTCTGATCGTACGGTCGTTAATCATAACAAAACGATAAAGACCGAAGATGGGGAGATAACGATTAATCGTACACAGGTGATAGAACACACCTCTACTCAGTTTCAAAAAACTGGAGGTAATGCGCCTAATATTTCCGCACCTTCTGCTTATGATAGTGCGGTAATCCAGACATATTATAAACAGCAGGAGTTAGCAAAAGAGAGGCAACTGATTCAGCCAAAGCCATTTACAGCAGAGCTTCCACCTGGGGTGTTAACGCGTCCGGCATATCATGGAAGATTCCCTGGTGATGACGTATCGTCTCAGTCACCTAGAAAAGCACCTCAGGCAGTATCAGAGCCAGCAAGAATACCTTCTGTATCGCCGTCAAAAGAAGAATCAGCTAACGAAGTTTCAAGTGCCCGCAAGCAGTGTTTGCGATGCAGAATAAACCTTCCATATGAAAAATTCAGGAAATCGTCAAAAAATCCAGATGGATTGACTAAGTGGTGTGCAAGGTGTCTCGATGGCCCAAAGAATACACGTCATATGAAGTGGTGCCCAATTTGTAATGTCCGCAGAAAACGAACCAGCTTTTACCCTAATAATCAAAATGCGGATGGCTTAATGGCATGGTGCAAAACGTGCTGGGACGAGCACAAAGCGAAACGCTAGGCCGCTCTTGCGGCCTTGTTTTTAACGAATGCCACCGCCGCCCGGGCGGGAATCCGCAGACACAAAAAAGCCCGCGTCGCGGGCTTAAAGAACTATTTTATTGGCAGCTTATGCTTTGAAATTATGGCCAATCTGTTTTGGAAGTTTTCCGCATCACCCCACAACCAGGTTTCACCTTTCTCAAGCTCTTCCTCGTTATTCATCTCTATCAGCTCGCATGTCATCATGTCGTAACCATAGAGGTGGAGGCCAAGTTCCAGTGCGTCATACATGCGAGCCTGCCAGAACGACATGCCTTCATGAGTCTGGTTGCGATCAGACACGATGATATCGTACCGTTCCAAGAGGTAGTTCATGAAGATGATGCCGGCGAAATCATGAAGCACAGCACGATGCTTAGGCTTCTGGGTTCTCCATACCAATATCTGCGTGACAGGACGGCAGTTAAGATAGCTGTCAGGCTGGATAATGACACGATTGTAATACACTACCTCTTCGGTGAGGTCATTTATCAATGACAGTTCAAAGTGCGCCTGTGGAATCTCGCCTTTCTTACGATCGTCTACACGGACAACGCGGTATCCAGGAGCCAGAGAAACGCCTTTGACATCAGATGTGACATCGTTGCCGTTCACTAACTCTGAATACAGGGCGCGGTTGTCTGGAGTTTCGTTCAGATGAGCGAAAACCTCAGTTACCTTTGCCGGATTCAGCAGTTGTTGTGGCATACATCACCTCATAATATATAGATGCTTCTTTAAGCGGGATTTACCATTAGGGTAAATGAACTATCCGAATGTTAAACGCCTTCGTACTCGTCAAATTTTCTCATGTGGGCTCCTCCTGTATCGGTGCCTAATCGCTATGGATCACCCGTGAGGTAATAGTACGCTATTCACCCCCAGTCTGCAATCTGTACAGAATTATTTAAAGGCACATCCCTGTGCCACCGCCCGTCAGAAGAACCCTGCTTTGTCGTTGATGTACTCCGCGTGCGTCTGGATATCACGCAGGCATTTGCTCACACCGACGATGTAGCAGAACATGGTGGTCAGCTCCGCCGCCGCGCCCGATACGTCGTGCCCGTCTTCCTGTAACTGGTTCAGCAGATTCATCAGCAGTGAGTTCTCCGTCAGGCCGAGAACACCAGACGGCGAGTGAATCAGGCTGCGGTAGCCTGGCTTCAGCGGGGCGCTGTAGGTTTTGTTCTCTATCTTCATCGCCTTCATCACTGCTGACGCCGTGGCGTTGGCTACCTGGTCGGCAACCATCTTTATGCGTTCTTCCTGCGGGAGCGAGTTTTTAATGTAACTTCCGGTGCGGCGGATCTGAGGAAGAACCTCACCTGTAACCCATTTACGAAAGCGGTAGGGGATAGTGCCTGGTGTCACTGCGTCGCGGCAGCGGAGGATCAGTGTGTAGAGGCCTGACTCGGAGATGATGATCGATTCTTGCTCACCGCCAGGGGTGTCGGTTGAAGCGACGCCCTTCTCATCATCATCAAGTTTTCGAACAGCATCTCGATGGTTTGCTATGCCTATAGCCCGACAAACATCTGAAGCGATAAACCATGGCTCACCATTAATGACGATTACCCGTATATCGGCTTGGGATTCGAAAGAAAAAATGGACGTGCTTTTTGTAGCTGTCATAGTGGTTACCTTTTAGTCTGGTTAATCACCACTACCGACGCCAATCGGTTGGTGGTGAACTGTGCAGGGTTGGCG